TTATTGACTAGTCGAAATATACAAAAGGTCTAACCTTTTGGTTTTTGGTAGTATTTTTCGATAGTCTGTTTTACAGCATTTGAAACAGATTCATTCTGTTGGTTTTGCTGAGCTTGTTTGAGCAACTCCTCTTGTTGTTGAGCAGCTTGCTGATTGTTTTTACATCCACAACCCATTTTAAATAAAGTTTTGAGGTTTATTATTTAATAAATATTTCTATTTGATTTTAAAAAGGAAATAGTATCTTTAATCAATATATTTATATTAAAAGAAAACATGAGTCCGAAACTTCTATCAAATGTGCTTTCCATTATTAATGAGATTAGTGAAAAAGATGGGGTACTTTATATAACACAAGATGAATTGAAAGAGTATCTAAAACCAACTTCCTACAATATGGAAGTATTAAGTAGGACTAAAAGATTCAAAGATAAAGATATAATAGTAACAACTGCGTTAGATTTAAGTGGGACACCAATTAAGTCACTAGCACCGATTAAAAAAATCCAAGGAAGACTAGACATCTCAAATACAAATGTATCATCAGTAGAAGGGATTGAAGTTGTTGGATATACATCTTATTCAAATACACCAATATCGAGAAGAGAAGAGGCTGAGAGAAGAGCTAAAATAATGAGAGGTATCGAGGAAAGAAGAGAAGGAAAAGTTTTTGATTTAGAGTTAAATGAAGAAAGTGAACTTGCGGCAAAGGCAAACGCCGTATTTAAATCTTTAAAATATGATGGAGATTTTGAAGCAAGAGAACCGGGAGATGAGGAAAGAATTGAAGATTTAAAAACAAGGTTAGAAGTTTTTGAAAGTGAGAGACAAACTGCAAGTGGTGAAAAGGAAAGTGAAATTATAGAATTGATTGATGAACTTGAGAAAGAAATATCTGAACTTGAAAGTAAACCAGATGTTTATTTCATGGTACCCGAAAGGTATTCATTCTACGATATGAATTGTTTTACATCAATGATTGAAAGTTCATATGGTCAAGAGTATTGTGTTGGTAATGAAAGTGAGGTTGACAGTACCTTTAGACAATATTGGGAAAATTATGTTGATGAAGTCGGAACGGAAGGTCTTTCTGATTGGTTAATCAAAGACAATTTGGATATGGATAGATTAAGAAGTGACATTGAAGATGTTTATGAAAATGATATAAGAGATAATCCTGACGCATATCTTAATGATGCGGATAAAGAATTAAGTGAAGCTCAGAGAGAAGAAATACAAAGATTGGAACAAAAGAAAAATGAACTTGAACTTAGATTACATGATTTGGAACCTGAAAATGAAGGATATGAAGAAGTAACAAATGAAATTGATGAAATTGAAACTGAAATATCGGAAATAGAAGATTCACCAGAAGGAGAATATCGAGAGGACGCAATTCAGGATAGAATTGATGAGACAGTTGATTATTATGTTGACAACTATGACGAATACTTTTCTAACATTGGCTCAAGCATTTCAGATTATCTTGACAAAGACTCTTTGGTGGATTACTTTGTAAGAAACGAAGGTTATGGGCAAATGTCAAGTTATGATGATAATTACGAAACTGTAAAAATAGGATACGAGACATTTTATATTATAAGACAAAGTTAATGGAAGACGCTGCAACATACAAGGTGAAGAAAGAGAAATCTTTATTTAAGATGAATACTGATTGGATTTACTCTGGACCTATTGACCTTGAACATAAGCAGTACGTACTGATGGACTTTTTAAAGTATTGTGACAAGAAAATAGATAAGTTTGAAATCTATCCTGTCTACACAGAACTATCAATTCATTTGGCAAATCTTCAATCAATATCAGGTGAATTCAAAACTTTATATTTTGAAAAGAAACTTCAAAATGTTGACGATGAAATTCTTCTTTCAGATTTAAAATTCAAACCAGTTCCGATTACAGATGAAAAGGAATATGATGAATTTTCAGAGATAGTTAAATTTGCGGGACAAAAAGTTTTAGACTACTTTAATATTGTTAAAGCAGTTTGGACAATAGTTTACGATTCAATTAGTTTGAAAGTAATTAAGAACGAAAAGAACTATAATGAGTTTCAAGGATATTTTTACTACGATAAAGGTGGAAAAAGAATGATATGGAAATATCAGATAGAAAACAAGGGAAGATTAACAATTGATTCTAAGATGAACATTATTTTGGTCAAAACAATCGAAATAGGTGACAATAATATTATAGAATACTTTGATTTTCAAAAAAGATTACCTATATTTGAAGTTATAACCACAATGGATTACCCGATGCAGACCTCACTTATACCCGCATTTAAAAGAAAAATATTAAATTATACAATTCAAAGAAATACAATACTAAATTTAAAAAGAAATGGGATTAAATAAAAAAATCGTAGGAAAAGAAGCAATTGAAGAAATGACAGCCCACCCGGCTTTAGTTGAATACTATATTAGACAAGATGTTTTAATGTTTGAAGATGATGAAGTTAAAGAAAAATTCGAAAATCTCAAAGATGAATTCCTTAAAGCAAACCCTAATATCTAAACTTAGGAGACCAGTTCATATTAGTTTTATTTCAAAACATCTCACCCGAACATCAATGGAAGAGACTGAAAAAATGTTGAAAGAACTTATGGATGAAGGTATTGTTGAAGAAAGTAAGTACGGAAAAGGATATTATGTTGTAAAATCTAAATAGGTGACTCAGAGGCCTAATTCTATATCATGGTGTAAATTAATCCAAAAGCACACTGGGTCATCTTTTATTTATTTGTAAAATGGTAAAAAAAGAAATGGTAAATCATCCTCAACATTACGGGGGAGAAGAAAACGCATATGAGGTAGTGAAGGTGTGCGAAGCTTGGGACCTTGACAAGGACGCATATCTATTCAACGTAGTCAAGTATGTTGCAAGAGCCGGTAAGAAAGATACGGATAAGGAATTACAAGACCTTAAAAAGGCGGCTTGGTACTTAGATAGAAAAATTAAAAATCTAGAAAAACAATGAATATAATTTTGTGGATTGGATTATTTTCATTTATCATTTATCCAACTTTTGTGGGTGTAACAGTTTTTGCAAATTATTTTCCAAACACAAAACTCTCAAAATGGTGGAAAAAACATGTTATAGATAATAATGAAGAATATGATTGAAAATTATATAAATAAAGTAATTAACGGAGACTGTATTGAGGTAATGAAAGAAATGCCTGAATCATTCGTCGATTTAATTGTGACATCGCCGCCATATGGTGTAAACATTAAATACGATGTTCACGATGATGATATGGAGATTAATCAGTACTTAGAGTTTACTCGTAACTGGATGAGTGAAGCATACAAAGTATTGAAAGATGATGGTAGGATTGCTCTGAATATCCCTTATGAAATTAATCGTCAAGAAAAGGGTGGAAGAATATTCTTAGTTTCTGAGGTATATCAGGTAATGAAAGAAATTGGGTTTAAGTTTTATGGTATCGTTGACCTTGAGGAAGATAGTCCACATCGTAGTAAAACAACTGCTTGGGGTAGTTGGATGAGTCCGTCAAGTCCATACATCTACAATCCAAAAGAATGTGTAATCCTTGCATATAAGAAACACCACATTAAGAAAGTGAAAGGTGAACCTCAGTGGAAAGGAGTACCAACTCAAATAGAACAGGAGGATGGAACATCCAAAACCAAAGTTGTATATCAAGAAGAGGACAAGAGAGAATTTATGGAGTTAGTGTTCGGTCAGTGGAAATATCTTAATGATAGTAGACCAATGACTAAAGCGACATTCTCAATGGATATTCCAACTAAGGCTATTAAGATTCTTACATATAAGAATGATATTGTAATGGACCCATTCTGTGGTAGCGGAACAAGTTGTGTGGCCGCCGAGACATTAGACCGAAGATGGATTGGTATTGAACTTAGTCCTAATTATACAGAAATTTCAAGAGAAAGAATACAGGCTTTTGTGGATAAAAAGAAACAACAAGAAATTGAATTTGAAAATGGAGGTCAATGACCTCCATTTTTTTAATTTAAGGTGTATTTATAAAGAAAAAGTCATGGATAATTCAGAAATAATTAAAAGATTTGTAGAATCACAGATACAACTAAAATTTTTACACTGGCAAACTAAATCATATGCAAAACACCAAGCATATGGTGGACTTTACAGTGACTTAGATGAACTCATCGATGATTTTGTAGAAGCTTGTATGGGTAAACACGGTAGACCTTCCTACCAAGGAGGATATACAATCCAAGGACAGGACATTTCTGAAATATCAATTCAAAATTTTATTGACGGAGTTTGCATTTTCTTAATAGAACTCACTGAAGTTTTTGACCCACAGTTGGATTCAGACCTTTTAAATTTGAGAGATGAAATGTTACATGGATTCAATAAATTAAAATATCTTTTAACCCTCGAATGAAGAAGTTAATTTCTGAGTCAGGTATTAGAAACATCAAGGAACTTTCTGATAGATATAAGAAAGCAAAAATATACTTTCACCAAGATTTAGATGGCGTTACTACCGCAATTGCAATGAGAGATTATCTTCAGTCCAATGGGATTAAGGTAGTTGATGTTGAAGTAATCCAATACGGGGATAAAGAATGGTCTGTTAAGAAGGCTGATGCAACTGGTGAAGTAATGCCGGTTTTAGTTGACTTTGCCCACGGTAAACCAATGTTCGTTGTTCACACTGACCACCACGATAGACAAGCTGGTGCCGAGGAAACAGGCTCAAAATCTTTTAGACAAGCAAGGTCAAATGTTGAAACCCTATCTCAGATTATACCAAAGACAGATTTATTTCCAACTGAAGATGTTGCAACAATATCAATGGTTGACAGTGCTGATTACGCTAAAAATGAAATTACACCAGAGGTTGTAATGAATTATGTATTTAAGTTTGATAAGGACGCATCGGCTAGAAGAAATAGAATGATGTTAGGACTTGTTACAAACAAACTTCTCCTCGCATTTAAGAGTAAACCAGAATTCTTGGAAACACTTGTTATGGAATCCAAGCCGTCACTTTTAAATTTGTTTCTCAAGATAAGAGAAATTATGGCTGAAAAAGGATATGCTGATGTTGGAAGTTTGGAGAGAAACAAAGCAGCTTATGTTGATAAGATGAAAGATTACCCCGAAGTAAAAGGTAATATCATTGTACAATACGGCGGAGGAAGTATGATGAAACCTGGCTCATATGACAGGTATACACCCTTCAAAAACAATCCTGAGGCGGATTTCCTTGTAATTGCTTGGCCACTTGGACTTTTACAAGCTTCTTGCAATCCATTCAAAAAAGAAAGAGAACTAAAAGGTGTTAATTTAGGAGAGATTGCTCAAGAGGTACTTTCAAAATGGGAAAAACAATTAAAGGATAGAAAAGTTTCACTTTCGACTATAAAACATATTTCAGAAACTTCAATTAAGGAAGGTTCAGTTGGTTTTACATTTAAAGACTTTGCCGCAATTTATGGAGAGAAATTTTTAGATATGGAAAAAGGTGCGAAGTATCTAACTGATATAAAGTATCTAATGGAAAAACAAACCTCAGAACTTACTGAAGACGAATGGCAAATTCTTGACCAAATAGAAGTTCCGGCTTGGGATATAATTCAGGCAAACAGCGGTGGACATAAATGTATTACCAACATATCAGGTCTTAATTATTTTGGAAGAGGAAAAAGACCATCCAAAGGTAAGTACAAGTATGACCCCGAAAGAGAAGACGCAGCTTATATTAAGTTCCTCAAGATGTTACAGAATGAGTTTGTTAGAATTTTACAGGAAAAAATAGAGTCCTCAAAGAATCCTGAGCAATCCACTGATTTGTAAAATCTAAATTCTTCTCACAGAACTTAGCATAATTATTCTTAATTGGCTTACCTGTATTATACGCTCCACATGCAAGACCCCAATTTTTATATTGTTGGTAGTGTTTTGCAAGTATCTTCATCGATAGCCACACATTTAATTCTAAATCTTTCATTACCTGACTTCTTGTAACATTAAAACCAGCAAAATAAGAAGCATATCTTGGCATAATTTGCATAGCACCAACCGCACCGGCCTTTGAAGTTAAATATGGATTATATAGTGTGTCTAGTGGACCTCTATATCTTGTCTCTTTATACGCCACATTATAAGCAACATACTTTGGGACATTGAAACTATCTGAATAAGTCTCAATAAGATAGAACATCCTGTAACAGGGTTTTGAATTTTCGTCCATACCAAGTTCATAGTAATGACTATAGATTGACTTTGGTTTTCCATTAAAGGCGATTACAGTTACACAAAGTAAAATAAATGCAGATAGATACAATAGTTTCTTTTTCATAATATAAAGTTTAACAGTTTTATTCAGAAATATCAAATGTAAAGGTACATCTGTTTCCTTCTTCGATTGATAGTTTTTTACATAACCCCCCATCAATCTCTAAAACATATTTTGCTTCACCGCAATATTGTAAACAATTATTATCAGTTCCACAAGGTAAACAATCATCGAAAATTGCCCCCACATTAAGATTTTTGTCAATAAAGATAATATCCAAAGGAATAATACAGTTCTTCATATGAAAACAATGAAAATCTTCACCCATCAAAAACAACATTCCATCAAAATCTGTGAACTTTTTTTTCATCATCCCTTCAGCTTTTTCGCTAGGTGAGTTACATACTTTGACTTTGAATACACTATCTTTTATCGTTACAAACATATTTATAAATATAAATCTATGAAAGAAAGTTCGGGTATTGTAGTGCAATTTAATGACAAGGTATTACTTTGTCAAAGGTCCGACAATGGAAAATGGGCTGTTCCTATGGGTGGTGTAGAAGAAGGTGAAGACCCAAAGGACGCAGCTTACAGGGAATTTTATGAGGAAACAAACTTAGAAATAACAGACCCAATAAAGTTTCTTGGTAGGATAAAGAGGTACAAATCGGGTAAAATCAAAAGTATACTTAATATGTACCATTTCGAAGTTAATGATGAAATTAAACCAAATTTATTGCATGCTGAAGATGGATTTGAACATACAGAATGTGGATATTATAACAAAAAGCAAATTTCTATGTTAAATATGGAAAAAAGTTTAAAAGAATTTATTTTAGAAATAATTTTTGGAAATTAAGAAAATAGTTGTATATTTGTAAAAGATTTGACACCTACAGGTAATGAAAGATACTCGGAAAGTTAAATCTAAAAAAAAATACAAATAAATTTGG